ATTACTTGTAGTAGAACTTTGTGTGGCAGCATTTCTTCTATTTGTATAAATTGTTGTTAAGTTTGTAGGAATGGCAGACAAATATGTAATTGTGCCACCTGCAACAGGTGCTGTTACACTGGTAATATTTGATCCTTGGTGTGTTGCGGCACTTGCTGTTCTATTAACTAAGTTAGCCCATTGAGAGGCAAGAACAAGATCACCAGCCGCAACGTTTGCTTGAGCAGTTTGACCGTAACCTGCCGCGCCTGAGCCAGTAGCCCATGTCGCATTTAATGTGTTAGCAGTTGCTGTGGGATTACCACCTACTAACGTGTTGAAGTCAGTTGCCTGAATTAATCCAAATTGTGCGTAGCTCATCTTTTATCCTTAATTTATTTTAACAAAGGCTTCTATGGCCCCTAATTCGTCTGTTGTTTTATTCTCTAAAGCACGACCAATAATGTTGAAAGCTGTAGCTTCACCCGGTAGTGCCGCACGTGCTACACCTTTACCAGCAGACACTAGACGTTGACCTTTACGAATTTTTCCTATTATTTTAACCTGAACACGACCACCAACAGCGATAGGAGGATGTGTTTCATCTGTGCCGGCAGCACCGTTCATAATATATCCAGCAGTTGCAGAAACTACACCAAATACATCATCACTTAATTCATATTGAACAGCAGTAATTTCTTTGTCACCACCCAATTCAACAACTGTACCGGCATCATAGTATGTATCGGCTTCGAAACGTTCTGCTAAGTCAGCATATGTTGATTGTAGTCTTGATCCAGTAGATAATGTCCAGTTTCCAGTCAATGTGCCTGCTGTTGTGTTAGCACCAGTTGTAATCGTAGTAGCTTGAGTTTGTACAGTTAATATATTACCACCGTATGTTGGTAAGTATGCGGCTACGTTGCTGTTATTATATGTACCTGCAAACGAGATAGGAGTTCCGTTTGCATAGTAATAATTGTCTGTTTTGATACCAGTTGAAGCAACGATGTTACCGTTGGTAACAATCAATGAGTTACCTGAACTACCGCCATTTGCTGTCCAAGTACCAGTTAAAGTACCGGCTGTTGTATTAGCACCAGCAGATATTACGGTAGTATTAAGAGTTGAAATATTACCAGTAGTGATATTACCTGTAGCAATATTGGCATTTGCACTAACAGATATGTTTGTAAATACTCCACTTGCACCAGTAATGGTGTTTGTTGCAGTAATATTATTAGCTTGTAAATTCCCGGTTACTGTAACAGCACCAAACGTTGTTGTTCCACCGGATGCAGTAGAAGTTAATGCTAACCAAGCATTTGCGTTACTAGTTCCGTCTGCTGGACAAACATACAACGTATTAGCGTTTGTATCAAACCATAATTGACCTCGCAAGGGGTTTGACGGAGGGGTAGTATCCGCAAAATTTTCCATCATATGCACAAAGTTAGTGTCTAGTGTTTGACCATAACCTGCATAATTTCTACCCGGTAAACCCAGTGAGGTACTTGTAGTATTAATAGTACCGTCAGCAATGGTCGTTAGTACGGTACCATCACTTTTTACAATTGTATATGCCATTTTAAATCACTCCGATATTCATTATTTATCTTAAATCGTTACTAAGTTAGTCAGGCTTTGAATTCTAACTGTGTAATCTATTTGTATTTGTCTATTTAAACTCTTTTGGACAGGGTGAAAGATTACATGTGTTAAAAGTCGTGTAATTACATTTCCGTCGCTGTCTGTTCCATAGTTTGCTAATAGTCCCAATTCATCAAAAATATAACTTGAATCTGTTTGGGTGCTGTTGTCGAATGCATTTTGTCCCGCTGGTTCGCCATAATCTAGTAAACATTGTACTAAAATGTCTGTATAGACACGACCAGTAGTGTGTGAAACAGTCATTTTATTGCGAGTTGGGTCTAAGTTAAAAACACTCGTATCGTCAACGATTTTAGCGTAGGTCTGATTGTACAGGGCGGCATTTTGACCAGTAGTATTTGGGGGTAGATATGTGATAATACCTGTTTCATCTACACTTGCACCACCGTTCCCAAACGCCATTTGATAGATTTCACCGTAACCTCGGCTGCTTAATGTGTCAGCAATAGCTTCTGACATATTTTCGTAGTTAATAGCATTGTGTTTGTCTACAAAAACTTCCCCGTTATTTGGGTCGTGTATTTTTAGAAAACCTTCTACTTTATATGATAATGTAATTACTGACATTAGTTGTCGCCTCTAGTTTGTACTAATACTTCTTTTGTGTTAGGGTCTGTTATTTTTAGGTGTGAGCTAAAATAAAACCCGCCAGTTTCGTTGGGTTTTACAGGAGCCTCTAGAGGCTCTTTTTTATGTTGATCCGTAGTCGTGTTCATATATTTATTTATCTTTTAGGAAACATCCTCTCGCAAGAAATCTGCTCCATTAGTAACACTTATCTGTAAAGGATCACCGTCAGTTGTGTTGTAAATGTCGCTGTTCCATGTTTCAAAATAATCAGCTTGAATTAGTCTATTTTCTGACAATGTACCGTATACTTCTGAATATTCTGGGATGAACGTCTGTTCACCTGTACCATTAGCTCCACGCTGTATGTTAGATAAAGAATTTAACACAAAGTCAACCTCACTAAATCTAATCTGTTCTCCGTTAACATATATAACATTACCTTCAATAGTTGTTATAGTTAATGAATTCCCTACAGATACACCTGAAGTGATCTTCAATACGGGTGCAATATTCTCTACAACTACACTATAAGCAGAAGAACTCAATGTTGTACTTGTTGTATTGTTATAAATAATTACCTGACAAATAATACGCTTATCAGCAGTTAATCCAATAGTTGTTACCCCGTCTATTGCGGCCGGGCTAGTAACGTTTTGGACTATCTGATTAGTTAATCTAGTAACATCATTGACATAGATAGTTTGATTAGTATCAAATAAGTCACTAGTTAACCAAGTACGTGTCTCTGTATTTGCTCTGTATACAGATGCGATACCACTCTTGGTTACGTTGTTGATATAAACTTCTTCGTTTGGAGTTGCTGTTGGCATCATACTTGTAATAATAATTATGTCTCCGGGAACAATTGTAGTAAGAATACTCAAATTGTTATCTGCGTTTATTACCAATGAACTAGACGGTACTCTGTATCCGTTAACAGTAACCCAAAGTCTATCTACATTAACTTGCTCCCACTGAGTTACGCCCATAGTACCTGTATCATTAATCTGTACAAATTCACTTCCACCGCGTGTGGCAGATATAGTAAATTGAGTACTAGAAGCAATTGATTTTACATAGTAAGTTGTGTTAGCAACTAAATTACCAATGTTACTACCAGTGAATATGACAGGTGTCCCTTCAACCAATTCGCTTGTGCTATCTACACGAATTCTATTTGTAGATGCAAATGTTTCTCTAGCAATAGTAGTTGTCAATGTGAATGATTGATTCAACCAAATATAACCACCACCTGTATATGTAGATACAGAAACTACCGGGCTATTTACATAACCATATGCAGGATCATATGTTGCGTTATACAAGTCAACTTGTGTATCACTTACAACTTTAACATAATATGTATTGTTGTTTAATTGTGTAGAACCAGTAGTTCCGTCAATTCTTACAATATTGTTGGTAGCCAAATTATGCGGTACACCTGTAGTAACACGTACTGCTTCTAAGCCACCGACATATGCAATTAATGTCCCTGATACTGTGCCAGCATCTACTATGAATGCACTTCCACCCGGGGTTTCACTGATAGTAAAATCAGTTCCATCAATAATACTTTCAACGTAATAATAATTACCATTTACAATATCACCTATAGTACTACCTGCTGATTTGAAAATTATAGTTTGACCTAATACAAATCCTGCAGTCGATGTTCCTGTAATCACTGTACCTGTTGCTGAAGTTACTATAGTTGATGCGATAGGGGGTGCTATTGCATTATCAATTGCAACAATATTGGAAACTGACGGTGGATTAGTAATACCTGTCATTGACCCGAAAGTTGTTGTCAATGTCACGGGTTCTCCACCTAAAGTCTCAGATACTGCAAACTCAGTTGAACTTAGAATAGCTACTACATAATAAATCTGGTTTGCAGTAATTCCACCTATAGTAGGAGCATTGAATATAATAGCATCATTAATATTTAATGACGATGTTGAGCCTGAACCTAATGTCAAGTAGTCCGGGCCAGGACTAAACAATCCGGTACCGGCAGTTCCTGTACCAGAGCCTATTCCAGTTGCGGTAAACATTGTTCCAACATTGTTATCAATAGCACCAATTAATGTAAAGTTTGTAGTACCGGCAGTTAATATTTCATAAGTCGCACCAATTACAAACGATCCAGCAGTAACAGTTAACCCACCATCCCAACCAATTGCCGCTGTGCCTGTACCGGATCCATTACCTGTTGCTGTAAAAATCACACCCACTGTATTACTTGATGCTCCAATTAAAGTGAAATCTGTAGTACCTACAGATTCGATAACGTACTCAACTCCTATTACAAACGATCCGGCAGTAATAACAGCATCATAACCCGGCTGATGTGTGGCATCGCTGATTGTTAGGCTGGTAGTTATTGATCCAGAGAAGCTTCCACCATAACTAGTGTGTAGATATTGTCTTTCTGTTAAGTTATAAGTTGTAACAGCGATTGTATCACCTGAACTAGGAGAGAATGTTAATGTTAACACACCAGTCATAGTATTAATTGTGTAATCTGATACATCAACTAATCGTAAACCATTGTGTTCAACTACAGCATTTTCTGAGTTGTCTCCGCTATAATAGTTGGATAGAGTAAACGATGTTACTGGGCTAGCTGGTACTAAGAATACTTCAGTTTCTGGTATAGTGTAACCATACTGTTCCGGTTGTGTTTCTCCAAACACAGTATAAACCAAATAGTCATCTGCATCATTGTATTGTGCAGAGAATATTATCTTAGCTGTGATTGAATTAGTTACTTGACCAAATGCATAATCATTTGTGACTGCTAACGCACCACCGTTATCATCAGTCAATGTTACTACTGCACCACCTTGTGTGGTTGAAACAGTGAATTCATTACCATCTACAACTGAAAGAACATAATAAGTTGTCTGTGGTGTTAGCCCACCTATCATTGTATCACTGAACGTAATACGGTCATTGACTGCTATACCACCTGTACTATTACAAACTACTGTATTAGTAGAACTCTTAGTTTGTGATACTTGTGTAAGTGTACCAAATATTAATTTGTCACCATTGTGATATGTAATTGGATCACTCCATACTGTACCTGATCCAACTTGAATAATCAAGTCCATTGATCCAATGTCAGATGTTAACTGTAGTGTGGGGCCCGCAACACCCAATGTAATAGAATCACTAATTGTAATTGTATTTGTTATGTTACTTATAGTTTTTACATAATAAGGAGTGTCAACTACCACGCCACCAAACAAATCACCTTGAAATGTGATTTGTTGATTAATAGTTAATGTACTTACATCAACACATAGCATACTGTCGCTAGTACCATCAGTTGCAGTTACTACTGTTTGTAATGGTTCTGTACCTTGACGAATTACACCTGAACCACTTGTTCGTGTACCTGAGTAATTACAACTTAGATAAATTTCATTGAATCCGGTAATATCATTAATACGAATTGGATCAGTCTGTGAATTAGATTTCACTAATTGGTCACCGTTACCTACTTCATATACGTCAATTCGTAAAGAATCACCTAAGGGTAGAGGACTATTTAATTCTACTATCTTGTTAATCCAGTTTGAACTATTGTTTGCTGTATAGTCATAACCATCATATAGTCTTGTTCCCAATCCAGTTATGCCGTCAATCTGCCATACTGCAATTTGCGCAGGTATCTGAACAAGATTGTCAAAGCTAAATGTTGTTTGTGTGCCTGATTCAGGAACAATCTCAATAGATACAACGTTGTATCCTACATGTTGATACTCAGTTGCATCCCAGTTTGTACCTGGACGTGTTGTAACAATCATAGTTAAATTGTCAGTCACAACACCTGGTACCATCTCTTCTGGACCGTAACCTGATAAGAAAGGATCACCTTGAACATTGTATACAGTTGGATCAGTTAAGAATACACTTGAACTTTCCCATGTTGAACCGTTATCAGTGCTTTGTAGAATTACATTATTATCACCTACTACGATCCAAACAGTATCGTCTGTGTTATAATTGACACCGTTTAGGTGTTGAGTTGTACCTGATGTTACAGATGTCCATGTAAATGCATCAGTACTAGTTTTAATAGTACCGGTATCACCTACAGCAATGAATATACCATTAGCATAATGAACATCATTCAACGTTGCTGTTCTAGGATACAAATACATGTATGTTGTTATTGTAGGGACAACACCGGTTAGTGTCGTACTAGTCAACTGTACTTGTGTAGTTGATGGTATTGCACTAATTGTGTAACTTGTAGACGAACTAATTACACCAAAACTACTAGTGAATCGTACAGTATCACCAACTTGGAATCCAGCAGTACTTGGAACAATTATTTCATTAGATGATCCATTGACGCTTACAATCACTGCTTCGTTTACACCCAACCAATTAACACCATTTTGAGATGTGTATATAATACCATCTTCACCAACGGTTACTAATTGAGTTGAGCTTGCAGTTACAGCATTAAATCCTTTAGTAGACAATGTGTTTAGTGTAGACCAAATAGTTCCATTTGTACTAGTTTTCAATACGTTGACATCAGTAGTAATACCGGAAACATCATTTTGTCCTTTACCTACTGCAACAAAACCAGTGAAGTTTGTAGTGTTTGCACCTATAACACCATTCAATATATTTGTTAGTCCATTTGTAAATGCATCAGTCTCTCTCCATACTGTTGCATCTTCAGATGTTACTATATTATTACCAACTGCTACCCACTTGTTATTCAAGTAGCTAACACTGTTTAATAAGGTTGATTCTACTACTAACGCTGTTACATCATATGGTATTTCATCATATGGTGCTGAGCCGTAAGGAGTGTAGCTACCATTAGTGCTCCAGACTATTCCGTTAGGGCTAGTGTATATTGGAGTAGCTGAATTTGTAGTTGTTATTACATATGTACCATCTGCATATACAATGTCTGTCACACCAACTGGTTGATTAGAAATATTATCAATAACCCAGTCTGTGTTATCTGGACTTGCAATCACTGCTGAATATTCAGGGCTATTTGCGGCTCCAATATAGCCGGCTCCATCCCATACAATAGATACTGTATCTATCTCTGTTGGATAGAAAGGTTGATCTTGCAATATAGTATCTAATTCATATTCATCATCTGGTGCAAATGCATTACCGTAGTATGTAGGATTAGGATATGTTATGCCATTTACTAACTGAGTTAGGTCTAGACCCGGCATATTTACAGTAGGTTGATAATAACCAACGATTCTATCAAGCGCATTCAATTCACGTGAACCACTGTCTAATACTTCCCATTTACCAAATATAAAATCAGTATCATTATTAGAGACAACACACTGATATACCTTGTTATTGTACTTAACTATGCTTTGATTGAAGAAGAATGGTTCTGGTAACAATGCATAATCACCTGACTTGGCCATGTACATTGTACCGGTATCAGTTGTTAAATTAACAGCGGTGCCACCTATTGTTTCAGAGACAGTTACTGTAGTGGGCGTTACAGACAAGATATAATATACTTGACCAACTGTCAACCCGCCAAACACTGACCCAGTAAAAACAACTGGATCATTGACAGCAAAGTTAGTAGAACTTATTACTGTGACACTGTCCGTGCCGCCTCCTGTAGTAGCGGTTGCAGTTGTAGAACGAATTCCAATATACGTGAAATCATCGTATGCTACTGGTATTTGTAATAGTGAATCACTATATACTTGACATTGATTTGCTGAGATAACTTTTAAATAGTATTCTGTATTTGTTCCAGCTGGGGTACCTGAGCATATTAGTGATACTAATTCTCCATTTGTACCAATCGTGTTAACTGTCATTGTTAAATCGTTAACACCATCTGTTCCACCCAATTCACTACCGTTAATAGTTATTATATTGTCTATTGCATAGCCTGAACTATCATTCGTAACGATTACACGATATCCACCTAAAATAGAACTTACGTCAAATGTAGCCGGATCAGCTCCTGTTGGATCAGGAACTTGTGTCAAGTTTGTTTCACCTGCAGTTACCGTAGTTAGTGCAATTGGTGTTCCACCTAAGGTTGTTGCAACTTTAATGTAAGTTTCACCCAATGCATTCATTGAACCACTGTCCGAAGTTAAATCTACTTCTGTACCAGTTGGTGTTTCTGCGATTTTGAATGATGTACCACTAGCAATAGATTGTACATAATATTGGAAGTCTAGTTGTGTACCACCTAACGATGTACCATCAAATACTATTGGCATGCCTACGTAGAATCCGGCAGTGCTAGTACATATCAATGCATTACCCGCAGTAGTAGATGTAACTGTAGTTTCAATAGAATCTGCTTCAGTAACATAATACACTGTGCCAGCAGTTAGCCCACCATAAGTAGTATCGACTTCTATTGGCATATTAACATATATGTTGGTTAATCCACCGCTAGTATATGTTAAGAATGCCCATCCGCCGGTGCCTACAGTAGTTTCTGTAACTGTCGCAGGTATAACTCTTTCTATCAAGTTACTATTTGTATATGCAGGGTCATTAATTTGAGCTGATGTTGGGTAGAATGTAAACTGTTGACCATTAATTTGTCCAGGACTTACTGGCAAGCCAACATTCATTGTCATACTTCCGGTAGCTGTTGTTAGTGTTACTGTATCTGTTTGGTCTGTAACAGTACCTGTTAGTGTAGCAGTACCTGGATCAATCTCCCCGCTATTAATATTAGTAGAAACTTTAAACTGTGTACCACTGAATACTGATTGTACATAATATGTAGTACCTTCAACTAAGTTAGTAGTTCCACTAGCAACTGTAAAGTCGGTAAAGATAATAGGATCATTTACTGTCAAGCCCAAAGTACTATTACATGTGACTAAGTTTCCAGTACTAGTCATGCTAGTTATATTAAGCATTAATGGATCTTGCTCAGTCGAAATTGTGAATGTTTGGTTATCTGCTACAGTAGTTACGTAGTATGTTTCGTTTTCAACGATTCCACCAAATACATTACCTGTAAAGAATACTGGCAAATTAGTATAGAACTCTGATGTTCCACCTTGACCACTTAATGTTAATGGCACTGTCAGTTTATTAGTAGTTGCAGTAGTTGCAGTTACTTGTCTTAGACCTGGATAGTTGATATTTACTATTGTTGCAGGATTTACTTGACCAACATATAATATTAAACCTGCAACAGAGATCGCTTCTGCATTTAAAGAGAATACGGATCCGCCATCAGTCGCTGAGATTTTAATTTGACTATCATTTGTAACTTCTGCAACATAATATGTCGTACCATTTACTAATCCAGTTGTACCAACTGCACCTTCAAACTTAACAGGCATACCTACGTAGAAACCTATCGTTGGTCCAACTCCAGCTAAGCCTTGAGTAGTACCACCAGTAGATTCTATAATCGTAATCTTATTGTCTGCTACAGTTGCAGTGACATTTCGAGTACGTGAAGACCAAGTTAATGATTCATCATTTGCTACACTATTAATTTCAAATGCGGCGCCGGCTGCACTAGCCAATATACTATCTATTGGTGGCTGAGTAGATTGTAGGCTTATAGAAGAACTTGAAATACTTTCGCTATTGTTGTATAATCCTGCATAGAAACTACCATAGAAAGCACCTGATTCCCAATCTGTTACACGTGATGTGTATGATGTTCTGTCAAAGCGCAATGTGATTTGGTTTTGTCTGATAGGCACACTGGTTGATACACAACTTGCTCTAGCACTTAAATTTAATTTATTATTAGAACCAGTGCCTTGATTGAACAATACAACTCTGCGTTCATCACTTACCGCATCACCGTAATTGGTATACAATGCTACAGTAAACGCCGGAGCAGTTTCTAATACATTGATATAGTAATATTGACCGTCGTCTAATCCACCAACTGCGGTAGTATTATCACCCACAACGTACTTAATCAAATCACCTGTTTGTAACAAAGGTGTATCTAGTACTATGGTATTTGTTAGGGTACTTACTTGAGTAGAATTGAACGATATTGATATAGATGGGTCGATTCTAATTTCAGGTAATACTGGATATCCAGCTCCTGGATCTATTACGTTTACTAGTAATACAGAATCCAAATACATTACTGCTTCAAGTTGTGCCGCACGTTTTGGTGGACCGTATAATGTCTCATCATAATATGCAGTAACCTTAGGTGGCTCAGTGTAGCCACGACCACCATCTAATAATAACACAGCAGGAAGATCAATAATTAACTGTGCACCCGGTATGTGTTGTGTGATACTTGTACCATCTATACCACGTGTTAACCCACTCAACGTGCTAGTACTACGGTCTACGTTAGAATATGCAATCAACTCATCATCAATTAAAACTACGCCATTGATTGGGAAACCAAAGCTGTTGTCAACTGTGAATGAATTACTGTTCAACGAAATATATGATGACAATGTAGTTATAGGATAATCATTAACACCAGTGATGCTTAATCCAAAATTATTAAACCATTGACTATACGCTTGTGTTTCCCATATAGGATCTATTGGCAAGAATTCATATGCAGAGCTTGGATTTGCATACACTAATTCAGGTGATACAAATTGTTGTATACTTGAATCATACTGTGCTGGTAAATCAAAGTCAGTTATATCACCGTCATATACATCTTGACCTGTATATTTGAACAAGAATTCTTTAATCACCACGTGATAAGGCTTAACTTCATTTAAGTAACCTTGCAAGAAGTCTTGATTATCAGTTTGGAATACTTCAATAGGTAACAATTCACGAATAGTATGTCCAACATCAATGAATGATGTTTTATTTAACCATGGTAAATAATTTTGACTCTCAATAGTTTCTGTCTGAATATATTCAAATAATAGAATCAAACTCTTATTTCTATAGATTTGTAATTCTTGTGTATATATTTGCTCATTCAATGCTCGTAGTATGTAGCGAGTTTCTTGACTAGGGAATTCGTCATACGGTGTGGTGTCAAAGAAATTATCACCAAAGCCTAAACGTGCTTCTTCATAGTCCCAAAGTGTGCTACTAAATTCGATTGTACCATCTTCTAGACCTATGCGAGTCCATGTGCTATCATCATTGCTTCTATATACTTCAAACTTACCATTACCATTCTGTGCTACAGTAACTATAGTACCTGATGGTACTGCTAATGTTGATAAGTCTGCATACAAAGGAACACGTAATGCTGATTTCGTATTGTTGTTGTATCCAGTTGCCCACCAATCAATATAATTCCAATATTGTTGTGTGTCATAAAATAATTCAGTACCGCCAGTCCAGTTAGGATTGTTTACAGTACTTGGATTAACTGCCCCATCTTGGAACAAGAAGTTAGCACTTCTAGTCTCTGTAATTGGGAATTGAGCCAATACTTCGTTAGCATACTGTAGATAATTTTGTAATGCGCCAAATCTATTAACAAAGAAACTTTGTCTAGGTCTTGCATATATACCATACTGCACTGGTTTTGGTAAGTATGGGTCAGGAACTACTGCACCGGTTTCATCTACACCCGCCAAACTGTCAAGCATTCTATCGTATAAAGATTCAGGAGTGTCTATCGAATTTGTCGAAGGTAATCCAGGTAAGAAATCGTCTGCATAATTTGCACGAATTAAATTATACACGCTATGTGATTCGTCATCGTTTGTACCTGTACTAAATCCTACATGGAATATAGTATCGGTATTATTGATGTACGGGTCTGAATTGTATAGTGCGAATGCGTTAGGTAGCAATGGTGCAAAATAACTAATGCCTGAATTTATAGGATTTATAATATAATATTCAAGTATAGTATCAGATAAAGTCTTTCCTAATTTTGTAAAGACTATGTTTGTATTTCGTACCCAATAGAAATACTGCGGTACTAAACTTCCACGTGCATCTTGTATTAATTCAATGGCGTAGTTATCTGTATCATATGGTACTCCTGGTCCTTGATACTGTGATGGAACTACATTACTACTAATCCATGAGTAAATTGACACGTTACTACCCGGGAACACACGACCCCACCATTTGCTATTATAGGTAACATCTGGTTGATGGTAGTTTACGAATCTAGTATTACTTGTGTTGAACCATAGTTCACCTACTTGAGGAGATCCCCATACACCTGATCCTCTATTTGTAGTATTAGGTGAGTTATATGACGCAGGATCTGTATTTGATACGTAGTCAATATTCTCACGTACCGCACCTAACAATTTACCTTGTAATGGGTCAATATAGTCTAAATTCTCAAGTGTATTATTAGTGATTGCACTGTATAACAAACCATTTTGAATGCGTGATGTATCAACGATTGGAGTAGACTCTCTGAATACTACCCAGTCTTGTTCGCCAATAATATTTGTATAAACAACTACTTGTCCGTTAACAAAACTAGGTCTAAACTGAGGTGAACCAACTATTACTGTATAATTGTTGAAATCTATTGCTTGACCATAATATGGCTGATTGCCGTATTCTTGATTAATATCATTTACACTTTGTGCGTATACAAAATTACCAACGTTTAATAAATTCTCGTTGTAGTTTGATAGATAATCAAACATGTATACTGCACCAGCGTTAACAAACGGGTCTACCCACTGTGTTGTATTGTTGTCGAATATAGTATCATTATCAAAGTTTTCATCATCAGTTGAATCAAATGTTGTACCTGCAAATCTTGTTCCAGTCGGGGCACTTACAATGAATGATCCAAATTCATTGAATTTTATTTTTTCACCAAATTGTGTTGCACCACCAACGTGAGGGCATGTCACTGTTTGTGTTAATGTATATGGAGTTATACCCATGCCAGTATATGCTGTAGGGCTTAATGCGGCTACATTTAACTTATCGTTGATAGTAGCAAGTGATGCGTTAACTAGACTAATTACTAATTTGCCATCAACATTTGCGGCCTCAACATTAGTAATTCTGGCTGCATTGATTGCATTGGCTGCACCTGTTGCGCCACCGATTGGCAACGTCACTGCAAAACCATTGATTAAAATTGTCTCACTAGCAGTTAAACTACAATCAACTGTGCCAGTAAGCATTCCGTATTTTCCGCCACCGTTAGTGAATCTGTAGACTGCTCCTTCACCTGTAGTATCACTTAATTGAAAAGGTGCACCAACTAAAACTTCTGATGCATACTTGTTAACAGCAACGCTTTGACCAAATTGCGTACCTACTCTAGGAGTAGTTCCTGTAGACAATGTTTGCATTAATACAAATGTTGAACTACTCAATGTAATAATGTCGCCGGCGGTTATGTTACCGTACATGTATAATACATTGCCTATTACTGCATACTGATCTTCAGAGATAAATGTACCGTTAACAGATACAAACACAGGTTGTGTTTGTGCATTTAATGTCATAGTACCAGTATCAGAAGACAACGTTACTTCATCACCAAATGTTACTGCTGTTACATTCAAGTCACTATTTGCTACAGTAAATGTAGTACCACCTATAGTTGTAGATATAGTGATAGCGTCATAATCAATAGTGTCAATTGTTACGGTTGTAATTGATTTTATATAATATTTTGTTCCAGATACTATGTTAGAAGTACCTGTTTCACCGTAGAATACAATTGGTGCATCTACTACAAAATCTGAATTACTGCTTACACGAATTTTATTACCTGTTGCATATGTAGTATCAACTGTAGCCGTGTACTTGCTAGTCGATAATGTTACTTGGTTAGCAGGAGAGAAGGTGTCACGTACATAATATACAGTGTTCAATGAGATATCACCAAACACTGGACCAGTAAATACAGCCGGTGTACCTACAGACAACCCTTGCAGTGTATCTACATTTATTTTGTTAGATACTGATGTGGTTATACTTGCATTATATGCAGTAGTATTGGTAGCAACCGATAAGTTAAACAATAATGGGATGAACTGTTGACTTGAAGATTGTGCTTCAAAGTTCTGATACAGCCTGTCAAAGATATAGCTATAACCAGAATTGTCAATTGTTGCACTATAGTTTTGATCCGGTGTACCAATTACTAAAGTATGACCGTAATAATCAGTAGATAGTGAATATCCAAATTGATCTAGTCCACCAACTCCAGTGATTGATATGATGTTTACATATTCATACTTTCCAGTTATCTGTGATTTACGATATACATACACCCTGTTATTCACTGTATCAGAAACGTATAACCAATTCTGATCTCCGGAAATTGCGGTTGCGGTTCCCCAATTTGTTATTGAACTTGATGGTGCTTGAATTGGTTCTTGAATTAATACAAGACTATCAGTCAATGTGTTAGATACTAATTGATAGATGCTAATAGTTCTATCACCTACTGTTGCTCCAGTAGGTTGTGATACAGCAAATGTATTATCTGAATAACTTATTGTCGTACCAAAAGATGCAGAACCAGTATATGTTTGGAATAGTTCATATTGTTCAGTCAATGCATTGTAAATATATCTGTATACTTCACCTGCATCAGCATCAGCAATTAAGTAACCAACATTGTCGGTATATGCTACTGCACTACCAAATGTCTGTGAATTAGATTTTACGATTTCACTGTCATATGTATAGTTCAAACTCTTGCGATAAACTTGCCAGCTACCTTCATTACCAAGATCAACCCATGCTTTATTTTTGACAAATTCATTGTCAAGTAATGGTAAATTGATAATGTCACTAGGTTCTTCAGCACGATGTGACTGGAACTTAAAGCCAATACCTTGACCGGTAATAGATTGTATAGCAGGGTCCAAATTAGCAGAAACTAGAACTGTATACGGATCAATAACGCTTTGAACAGTATAGTATCCATTGATTCTGTTGTTAAAGTTAGTCACTGCAAATGCTGAATACTTTGCCAATGTTTGTGCTGTTGCAAATCGTATAGTAATAGTACCATTTGATAGATTTTTTGCTTCTACAACTGTACCCAAAGATAACGGTGACATGATCTGCCATGTACCTTGCAAGTTAGCAATCCAAACATAATCACCTTGATACAATCTTGTTATAGGTGTTTCAGCTCCAGTTAGTCCAAAATAGTAATATGCATGTATTTTTACATCATCAAAACTTACATAGCCGGCATCCGGGAATAATATATTAGGTGTGTCTATAGGTAACGTAGGCAATACATTAGGGTTAGTGATTGGTCTACCGTAGTTGAAAATATTATACAACGGAACTTGTTGTTGTATTCCTTGAGTATATACACCGTTAGTCAATTCTACTGTAGATGGGTTACCAGTTAATTCTGATTGGTTTAACTTAAACTCTACAAAGTTACTGTTTAATACACCGCCAAATTCACCTGCTTTAATTGCCCAATTTTCATACACTTCATAATCAATACCGCCTTGTGGCAAGCTTGCACCTTTAAATGCAGATACTGCATTCAACGTACCTTTGTTCTTAATAAAGTTTTTATACACATTAATCTGTGTAATGTCTGTTAAGTCAGCAAGAGCCAAGTAATCACGTGGACGATATCCAATTAAGCTGAAGCTTAATAAGTCAGCGTCATTTTCTAAGTTAGCCTTGTTTACATCATAGTACAATGTGCTCTCATAGCTACGTGTACTTGAGTTAGGTAGTAGACCTTTTTGTATTTCATTATAGTCTGTTTCTTTCCAGTCACGCTCATCAAATATTTCACTAGCTTGAATTATTTTTACTGCTATCCAATATTTGTTTTTATACTTGACAATAGATCCAGTCGTATACTTTGTTTCGTTGTTCCACTCAATGATGTTGTCTTGGTTGAGTATAAAGCCTTGAGCATCAATTGTACCGTTCCACTCAGCAGTTTTAGTACCACGTACAACAATACGTTGCTGGCGCAAGCCTGTTATCAAATTATAAATGATATCATCAAACAATGTTACGTTGTCAAATACAATACCGTGTTCAAAATTGCTAATATTAAATTGACCATACGCAACAGTATCACCTTGATTTAAAGGTTGTGCTGTAAACAATGTACCATCACGCACAATTGACATGTCAACTGATTGTATTGGATATAAGTTTTGATTTAAAATAAAGTTTTGTTGTTGAAGCGTCAATGGTTGAACAATGTAACTATCTTTGTTAATAGAAATCAAACTAGCCGCAGGATTTAAATTGATAAGACTACCAGACTCCCATCCACTTTGTGCCCAATATAAGAATTCAGCAATCATTTGATTCCATGAAACTTCTAGTCCAGTTTCGATTTGGTCAAACAATACACCCTGAGTAGATAAGTATCTACCATATGAACTTAAAAATACTGCAACTTCTTGTAATGAATAGAATTCAGTTCCATATGATACTACCGAGGTAGTATTGTAATAATCTTTAGGTACTTGCACAGACAAATTCTGCATAGTAATTCTGTCATAGTTACCATTTATTTTAGGATTTGATATAGTAAAATATGCATTAGTCTGTGAGTTACCATACACCTTAAAATAACCCTCAGGTGTACTTTGAACTATCACTCCACTGTAAACAATACGTTCGAATGGTTGATTGTCATATAATAATACACCAAAGCTTTCATCAGGGATTAGCAATGATGCGTTATTACTATTAGGAGTTCCTTTTTCGACATAGAACTTTAACAAATTCTTATCACTGAAACCGGCTAAACGATACACTAAACGTACATCCAAGTTGTCTAACAAATCAGTGATGTTTTGTGTTGCATCGATGCCAATTTGTTTTTCGTAGTCAACGACCCAGTTTATATAACTTGTCTTAGGAGTACCATTGCCGTATATTTCTACATCACTGATTACTAAGTGGCTTCTGTCATTGACTAGATATTGATTAAATTCTAAATTGTACTTGTAGTTGTCAACGTCAACACCTAAGTTAAAAAATTCTGCAGGTTTAGTCAACGCATACAATTTCATTAAGTCGAATGGCCATGAACTACTTCTACGATAACTGAACTCAGTTGGACCAGTGTCTCCTACAACCCAATCTCTGATAAATGATTGATTAGAATAGTTACCAACGATTGCAATAAACGGTGATACTAAATCACCAGCAGTATCAACAGGCAATACTTGTAATAATTCAGGTCTTACATATGCTTCATTGATATATGGTGCACCATCATTCCAAATATAGCCGGCAGCTAAATCACCCCACAATACTAAGTTATCACTTGTGTAAGGTGCTGAACCGTATCTTGTTGCCCACCATGTTGGTTGATTTGCAAAGCCTAACATTTCCCAAGGTTTAGTATCTGGGTTACTTGTGTCATAGAAGTATTCGTATATACCTCTCCAGTAACCTTGTGGTATTGGATCTCTATTTATTTTATTACCACTACGATTGTAGTTGTAAGTGTATTGATTGTTGGCATTGTATACTTGTTTTTTATAATTAACACGATTCTGTCCTACCCAGTTTAAGAAGTTAACAGAATATATCTGTTTTATTTCATCTAAACTATAGTCAGTTGTTCTCCAGAATCCGGGTATAACATCTGATTCATTGATAGGAATAACATTACTTAATTTTAAGTTGTTGTAAACACGTTTTTCAAATTCTAATAAAACTTTATCTCTAAAATCAATCAGTTGTCCGTCAATATAATCACCGTACAATTTATTATATGAACCATCGTGTCCTACAATAAAATATGTAGGGTTTGCATAATTACTGTCAAGTATAACTTGAGGAATTGTGCTTGGGTACAATCCTAACTTAGTAGGTGTGTTAGGGCAATAGCTACCGTATGTTTGATTATATTCATTAATAGTAATTTGATCGCCTGGCAACAAGTCAGTTTCAACTGTTAGTGCAGGGCTCGTTGAGCTTACAGTGTAGTCAATTCCCTTTATCAATTGTGTATTCTGTGCCACACCGTCGGTTGTTCTTGTTAGATATACTAAAATACCATAGTAGTTTGCAGTATCATAATTATAAATTCTACTCAATGGGTATATTGATACGTCTAAACTATTTGCAAAACTATATGTGTTGCTGATATAGGCTGCTTTACTTGGCAACATATCACTCCAGAAGAATGATTCGTCTTCTGTTTTACTAGCAGTTATTTGATCCAATGCATCATCTAGCATGTATGCAGGAGAATAGTATCGGCTATAGTCAGTGTTGTTAACTGTGCTAACCAATAATGTTTTAAAATTAATATATTCTTTGCTGTTAAACATCAATGCATTGAATAAATTGTGATTTTGTTTGCGAAGGAATGTGCCAGGTAATACTAAGCTTGCACTATTCTGTATGATTCGATTACCCCATGGCACAAGATTACCTAAGTCACGATAGTTGTTTGCACCAAACACAACGCCGGTAGTGTTAGGGTTGTTGTAAAAAATACTTTGATATTGACCACGAATATCACCCACGTTTGCTACAGTAATATCTTGATTTAACGGGTTATTGTTCAAGTTAATAGGTATAGAATAATATCCAACGCTACTTACTTGATTACTTAAAATTGATACTTGAACTACTGTATCGACTAACGGATCAGGTACTGTAAAATTAATTACTGTGCTATTTGGTCCTACAGTTACTGTATAATTACCAGTTTGCAATACGTTGTTAACATATACTTGTAAAGTAGGCCATACGGATGCGTCTGGACTAAGCATTGATACATCACATGTGTATGTAGTTGTAGGTGCACTAGCATAGTAATTGAATTCAAATATTTGATATTGAACACTATTACCAACTGCCGTTTCCCAACCAATTTGTCTGTACTGTTCACCTAATTCAGTATAGTTATACACATAACCTGTGTTAACTTTTTGAGTTATAGGTGTAGTTCCTCTAACATAGTTGAATGTGTCTGCATTAAGTGATACATCAAAACTAATGTCACCTACGTTGTCTATTGAACTGTAACGTATTGGGAATCCTAAAATAGAATCATCTAATCCTGATCCCAACCCATATGCAAATAACTTAGTACCTTCAAATGAACTACCTACATAGTAATTACTATTAGATAGACTTATTCCATTTTCATCAAAAATATCAAACAACGGTGGTTGATTAACTGTTGTTTTTTGTTGTGATTCAAACCAATCAATACCGTCAAAGTAGAAATCTTTACCTTGATAGTTAAATCCTCTGAACGCAACAGTCTGTTCTAATGGAAGAACTTCGCCATCATCTGCAGGCGTTAGGGTAATAACAGGAGTTGACAGTTCTGCTATTGATGAAAATCGTACAACATATATTTTGTCTTTTACATTTTCATTTGTGTCTGCGGCAAAGACAACCCTAGCACCATCAAATAATGCATAGTTATCATTTTGACCATCGTTAGCAATCAATGAAGCTACGGTAGTGCCACCAAACGTGTAGTTACCTAACCATGTAACTGTCAATGTAGTAACACCAGATGCAACACTAATATTGCTAATTTGTGAATTAGTTGGTAACAAATTAGTTGAATCATTTATGTATTGACCAACTTGGAATGCACCAGTAATATCTGAAGTAGCCATTGAGATTGTGGTAGTTGTACTTGCGGTAACGCTATTAATTGTAGCTGTGTACGCAGTATATACTTCAACATCTGGATAATAATTTTCTTGACCAGCAACATATTCAAATGCATCAGTTGTTCTAAAATCAATAAAGTCGATAGGCGCTTTACCTAAGTAGCCAGAGTTGAATAATCTTAAGTTAGGGTAGAACTCAATGATTGGGCGTTTTGCTTTATTTGCTTGTGTAGCCGCTATAGTTACAAAATTTGGGTTATTATTATATGTTGCAGTAGCGTTGATAACATCAATGTGGAACCAACGATTACTACGTGACCATGGATTTTTGTTAATGCTATTTCTAGCAATTGTAATGTAATCTTGAGTTACTGGTATATACAGGTTACTATCGTAATTACCAATATCATATGGTAAGGTGTCATATGGTATGTAAGTGCTTGAAGTAAATGGTTCTGGTGCTATTAAGTCAGCAACTGGTATCAACTGAATCGCAGTACCTACACCTTCAACATAGTATTGAACATTCTCGTAGCTTACAGGGTATATGTCACCTTGAAATACTACCTTTAAACCATTAGTGAATTCTACACCGTTTGGTGCTGTATATTGTATTTTACCTAATATGTCTTCTAATATATCAATACGATTGGTAGTGTTGCTGTCAATTATACGTAGTTGACCAACTTTGTTACCAGAAGTACCATCTTGGTAGTACAACACATCTAATATTGCACTGTTATATGGTACTAAATTAATTGTTCCGGCAACGTTTCTATAAAATTTTCTAGCTATCCATTCAGTACCATATTGTGCAGTAATTTTTTCATTAGTAGGAATAGGTCCAACTTCGACTAATCGCAATACTGGATCACTTATATCACCTAAATAAGTTATACGATAAAACGTTGCGCTTACATCAGTGTAGTAGCCTTCTTCGTTTAAACCTTGATTAATATTAGCAACTAATCCTGAACCACTTGCAGTAGTGACAGCATAAGGTGTTACACCTACATCAAACAAGTTTTGTGCGATAGTGAATTCAGTAGAACTAATAATAGAGTTTACATAATATATTGTATTAGGAAATACAGTATCATATGTTAGTATTCCACCAAACGTAGATCCATTAAATGTTATAGTTTGTCCTACTACTAAATTAGCAGTAGAAGAACATGTTATGACATTACCAGTGGAATTAGTAGAACTGATAGTAATTGTTTGTGCAGGTACTAAATTATTGTTTACATCAAAGTTAGTTTCATCAAAGAAATTACTGATATAACCCTGTTCATTTGGTATACCGGTATTGTAAAACATTACAGTAAGACCGTCTAACGAACTAATACCGTCGATGTTTCCAACAGTACTTAATAATTGCCCATTGATTTGATCGTAAGGTGTAGTAGATACTACATCAACTATGTTGTTACCTGGGAAATTATATTCATCTAATGCGTCTTTTGGCGGGACAGTAAATGTTACTATACCCACTTCTGCGCCATTATTAGTAACACCAAATACATCACGTGTTTGAACGTTTGTTTGTGTAGGGTCTAAACCAGTTACACCAGGGGCACCTTGAATCCAAAACTGACTATCTTGGTTAACACTGAATCTATATGTACCACCACGTAATAATGTTAGTGTAGGGTTAGTAGACCCCTGTGTTTGTCCATCAGCAGTTACATTATATCCGTTAGGTGCATCAGTGATAATATAATCGGTTGCATTAAAAACAATGTCTGTAGAAATTGTTACTGGATCAGGACCTTCTGGCAACCAATAGTATTGATTAAAGTTAATGATTTTATCTAAGTCAGTAAAACTATCCCATGAATAAAATTGGCTTTCAAACAATCTATCATTGTTATTTGTGATACCACCTTCTAGTTTCAATGCATCAATGATGCCTGGATAACTGATAAAATCTTGAGCGATTCCTGTGTCTTTCTTTAAGAAAGCTACGCCAGGATCTAGTTGATAATCTGTTCGTGTTTTTGTTGGCTCAATTACATATTTGTTTTTTGCATTTATGCCGTAGCCAAACTTAGTACCAATGTAACCTTCAATACGTTCCGTATTTGGTTGGTCAACAATTTGATCCAATGTAGCCGCTAAAAACTGAGCATTGGTTGTTGTTTTAAAAATGTCTGGTAGAAAGTTTAGTGTTCTAATTCTTGTACTTGTGGCCATATTAAATCTCTATCAATTATATTACTTATCTTATTTGCAATTCGGCGGGTGTGAGTGCGGCTATTACCTGCACGTCAGATGCTGTGGCTGCGTTTTGAAAGATTTCATAAGGGGCACATTTAATTTCATATAAGTCACCAAAAGATTGTGTAGGGTTGTTAGGTACAAGTACCACTGAGCTAATTATTTCTCCTAATTGGTCATGTAGATACGCACTCAATTCAGAGAAATAAAACGTGTCTCCAAAGTTCCAGTTATTAATATTAAAATAACTATTCATTGAAGATAATACTGCGCTACGAATTTCGCTATTACTTGCATTAGTATTAGCGGCTTTAACTACTTTGACAGTAGCACGTAATGCAGGTGCGGCTTTTGCACCAAATAATGGTTTGAATATAACACTGTTAGGTATTAAACTGTCACTTAACATCTTATAATCTTGTAGTTTACCATATGACTGATTTAACTCATTAATAGTAGGTTTGTTTGGTTCTGAAATAGTACCAGTTGTGTCTTGTATCCAATTTTGATATTGTGTATAATAAGATTGTGTTACTAGATACAAATCAATAATGTTTGTTGTTGCAGGATCAATACGTGTAGTATTATTACTATTGTGACGATACTGGAACTGAAGACCTTGACGTCCATACTGAATCGAGTATTGTGGTTGCTCAACTAACACATAGAAAGGCGTGTTTACTGTATCATCTTGTATTGATGTGTAAAACTTATTTTCAGAATAGGCGTAGAACAATTGTCCTTCAGGATATTCATACTTTACAACTTCAATTTGAGTCTTAGTGGCATATACGTAATTTACACTAGTGCTAGGTATGATTTGATAACGAGACAAACTAATAGCATCTTCAACTAATTCAAAGAAGGTGTATATCCCTATGTTAGAACTATTAGGTTGATAACCTGTTATAGTAGTAAAGAAATCAGGATCATTGATAATTGTTCTATCGTTAACATCAATACTAGCTACTTCTACTTCAAAGTCATTGATATAACCATCACTCTCAACTGTCTGCCCTAGTATACTTATTTGCACTGGTTTACTTAATGGATAGTTAGAATTGTATTGTGTATTTGTAGCAAGAACTTTTACATAGTCTTGTAATACTTTACCTGTAAAGGGGTCATATACTAATTTACCTGTTTCAAAATTGAAACGAGTATCTGCTACGCTTCCAAAGTAATATTGTAAACTTCTGTAGGCTATTTGATAAACATTGTTACCTAAGCTATTAAAGTTAACAAACCAGTTAGTAGCATCATATGCTTCTACACTCCATCTATCTTGTGACACAAGTAATGAATTGTTGAAAACTAATGAGAAGTCTTGATTCAATTCCATTCTAGTAATACATTCTTGTATCACTAGTGCTGGCAATGAATTATCAAATGCAGGTATGATTTGTGTTACTATTACACCTTCAGGAACATATGCATTTAATGTGACCGGACCAGTTCCATTACTAAATTGACCTTCACCATTATTATAACCATCACCGATAACATTAAGTACAGTAGTCCAAATATATGTAGGGTTACTTGAACCAGCAATACCTGCTACCAAACGATTATTACTATCAAAGTAATACCCAGCCGGTGCAGTAAGTTTTAACATAGCACCTTTAGTGGCATATTTCATGCTATATGTTGAATATGTGCCAATTGGAATAGCTACTTCATCACTACCACTTAAATTATAAAAATATCCAGTAACACTATTAGCATCAACAGTAGATTCTTTCCAATAAACAGTACCATCACCTGTCGTACTGTTAACATTATATCGTGTAAAGTTTTGTAAGTAATATTGTCTTGCTCTATTGTCTGCAAGTTCAGCGGCCAAAGTAGTTGTTAAAAACGTAATAATGTCACCGGTGGTAGAGATGGTTAATCCCAAATTACCATTGTTACTATTTTGGTATATTGCGCCGTCATTTGCAAATGAATTAGTGCTGGAGTATTTTCCGGTTGGGTCTAATAAATCTAAATTTTTTGACACACCAATTGAACTACGGTTAATTGCTTTGCTTTTAATAATTGAATTATATAATGTGTATGGGAAGTTGTTGTAATCTTCCCCATTAACCATTCTGTTCTGTGTATAATAGCGGGCAGGGGCTCGTTGTTTAATATTTGCTAGTGTTTCTCTTGCTTGTGCGTTTGATACAGGTAGTTGTAATTCTAATCCTAATGTAAGTGCTTCTGTTCGTCCTGCTCGACTAATATAATTAATTGTGACACTTAGACCTTGCATTTCAGTTGGGTCAATAGTATATGTCAATGCATTGCCTGCACGAACATATGATCTAAATGTACCAACTGGAATCTCAGAAAATACTCCGTCACCAAAACTGTAACTTACTTGGTCGTTATAACGTGACACGACCGAGAAGATTTTCTTAGCACTAGTTTCTGTTTGTAGATATGCATCGGCATACACATTCTCTACTTCTTTCCATAGTGTTCTTGTTACTATACTAGTGTTGTCTGTACTCAATTGAAACAACCAAGTATCTGTATTGTTAACACCTTGAATATCACTAATGTCTACAACTTGATTGCTAATTTGTTGCTGTAGGTTGAAATCATAATTCTGTAGTCTTCCTTGTTTGAAGTAAAAGAAGAAACCTGTGTTTGGGCTACCGTAACCTAATCTGTCGTTACGATATACCATATTCATTTTACCTGTTGGTGCAGGTGGAATTTCATATACATAATCTTCATCCAAACTTGTAACGCTTACCAGTTCAAAATTCATTGTTTGATTATCAACTACTGACGAGAAAGGAACTACTGGTAAGTTACCACCGGGAATATTAATTGTGTACTCGTCAGTTTTTATACCTAATAGTTGTGCTGAATTACCAGGTCTACCTACACGCTGAGTATTGATTAGTGTAGCATTTACAATAGTGTTATATTGATTTAACCAGTTAGAGTTTGCTGGATCATTCCATAATACTGGAACATTGCTTAAGTTAAATCCATTGATATCAGTGATATCTTCTGTTGTTTGTATGCTGGTTACTTTGATGTAACCTTGTGCAGTTAAGTTTCGTTTAGCGTTATAACTGACTAAGTTGGCTAATTTAATAACACTATCTCTACGTTCAGCAGTGTCAATAAAATTTTCACGTGCATTTAAGTCATTGCGGAACGCTAGACCTTGACCCATAAACGCAATAATGTCTAGTAGAGCGATGAACTCACTAGATTCAATGAAGTCATTAAACGTCTCCGGATAGTATACTCGTAGATAATCTATGAAGCTTTTACGCAAAGTTTCATAGTCGTAACTTTTAAAGTCGGCCTCACGGAAGGTCTGGTAAATTGCTTTCCAGTCATTGACGCCAAATATTGCTGATTGTCGGGAACTTGTAGCCATAAGTAATCTCTTTCAAGTATTTATCATTATAAAAATACCGATTTTTGATTACTGTATGGCTGCTACGTTAGTTAGATTGTTGAAGAAAACGCTTAATAGTTGAGCGTTGTTGAATGGTGCTATCGCTAATTCTACTTCAATTAATATGCCATTTTCTTTAGGAAATGCTTTGACTGAGTTAAGAATTATTCTAGGATCAGAACTGGCTACTCTGCGTATCTCATCTTGCAGTTGAAATTGAGTATCAGCAGTATTAGGTTCAAATATAAAAGACCACAATGTTGTTCCGTAACCCGGTTGACCTACTTTTTGTCCTTGTTGAATGTTCAACGCATTCAAAAAGTCTTGCAGTACTAGTTGTTCATTGGTCAGTTTAAACTTTTTTCCCGGTATCACAGCTTGAGTCGTAGATCCATAACCGCCACCCGTACCAGGTGTCAGATCAGTTGACCTAGGTTTATTAGCGTTTATTGTACTGAATCCATTATATGTTGCCATGATTGTTCCTTATTATATTTATATTAGCTAGCGGCTGTTGTAGTGCTGTTGACTGAGTTACCAGGAGATACAGTGGCTAACTGAACTTGTCGTTGTCTTATTGCGGTAATGCGACCGTCCAAATCTGTTAATTGTTGCTTAGTTTGGATTAATGTCTGTTCTGCAATTCCAATTGCCGGATCTCCGGCTGGCAAGTCTGTTTTAGCAAGGTTTAACGTATATCTTGCATCACGTACTGATTTGTCTAACGCATATCTTTGATCGACCAAAGCGTTTAATTCATCGTTAATTTCGTTATATTTGTTTATTGATTCTTCTGACGCCGGCTTCCCTAAAGTTGCAGGATTTCCTGAGAAGTTAGGTAACGGTATCTTTGCACTACCTAACGTTGAAGTAATCTGTGCTGTTAATTCTCCTCTATCAACGGTGTTGAACGCTACCGTAGGTAACTGAATAGCAATTGAACCACCAGAACTTAATGAACTTATTGCTGAATTCAACTGTGCTGCCGCCCCGGCTGGTAATCCAGCTGATGCAAGTGACTGTAACGTAGCCGATCCGTCTTTTAGTTTAGCTAAATTAGTAGCAACTGCCGCACCTGCACCAGATATTAATCCAGTTACAGTACTAGCTCCAGGGATAGCATTAAGTGCATTCTTTGCGTTATCTACTACCGATGCAATAGCTTTTTCTCCGCCAGCAATTGCATTGAGTCCCGTGCTCACTCCCGTAATTGCCCCCACTGATGCTAATGCAGTTGATGCTGATTCTGCCGCTGTTCTAGCTAAATTAGTCACAGATGATCCATTGACAGATGAAACAACATTAGTAAGTGATCCAACAGAAGCACTTACATTTGCTACAGTATTTGTAATTGGATTACCAATTCCATTATTAACTGCGTTAG